GGGAAGTTGCAGCACGTAATTCTGCAAGCTCTTCGTTCTGTTCAAGCTTTTCATCCTTGTTTTGTTGGTTCATAAAAGCTTTCATTCGGTCAAGATTAATTTTTTCTTGAGATTGTTGTGCTTTTGTGAAGTCATCTTGTGCTCTGATGTCCAATTCTCTAGCTTTTAACTTAGCAATTGGGTCATTTCCGTATTCACCCATTAACTGAGTCTCTTCTTTAGCAAAATCTTCGAACATTTCTGCAATTAAAACTGCTTTTCTAGACTCTATCTGCATATTTATTGCCATCATCTGCTGTTGCATCTGTGGATCTTGAGCTAAAGCAGGATTCGCTTGCATTTGTTGTTGCATTTGTTGCATCATTAAGATTTGATCTTTAAATTCTACTTCAACTTGCTCTAATGCCATTAAACTTATGTGTTCAAAAATATTTTTTTGCATAGAAGCAGTAACCATCGGATTTCCTCTAGCCATTGAAGACGACATAAAGTTTAAATGGGCTGTTATGTGAGCTCTATGGTCTTGTCCTTTAAAAGCTTGGAACGGTTGACCACCCAAAGCTTGAATAGCTTCAATAGATGGGTCCATTGGCATTGGTTTTGGAACTGGTTTTAAAACCATATCAATATTTTTTACACCCAACGCTTCGTACATAGCACGATACGCATTATATAAATTATGCATTTGCGGATTTGATTGTGCTAATTGTAATTCCGCTTGAGCAATTGATATTCTTTGTGTTTGAGAAAATATATTAGGGTCTGCTACAGGTAAGATATCTATTCTATCATCAAAGTCTTGTTGCTTAATACTTCTTTGACCGCCTACCACATCATAAGGATACTCTTGTGGTAAATATGTTTTAAATACTCGAGCAAGCATCTTGAACTCATTCTTAAGACTCACATAAATTCTTTTGTGAATCGCAGACATTGTTCTGCTTCCTCGCTCCAACAAAGCTACTGTCGTTCCCACTGCTGCTTGTTGATTCCCGTCACCTACTTGAAGGTCAGCTATGGACGCGAAACGCTGTCCAGCTGATACAACGACACCCATAAGCTGTAACAAAGTTTGTGAAGGCTCTTTGAATGGTAACGCCATAAAGGCATCTTTAATGTTTCCACCTGGAGCATCCACATCTCTAAATTCACCTGGAGTAATAGATTGCGCGTCATCCCTAATTCGAATGCCGCGCATCTTAAATCCTGCTGGCAAATTGGAGAGGGTACCAGCATCTAGTAAAGATCTTAATGCAGCTGTTGCTGTTCTTGATAATCCACCAATCATGTGAATTAAACCAAAACCATAAAAACCTAAACCAGGTAAAAATTTAAAATGTACAAAGTAAGAAATTTTCTTTTTTAATGGATCATTAATTTCGTAGTTTCTTCTAATAGATAAAACTTCACGTGATGCTTCTTCGATTGTTACAATGTAAGGTAACTTAATTCCAGTAGGTTGACCATCTTGTCCTCGGTCCTCGAACCCTTCTAAATCTAAATCGACATGAAATTCTAAAATATTGTAGACATCTTCATTTTGTGTTTTTTGTATTCCCTCTAACTCTCGTTCTTTTCTCTCCAAATCAGACTCTGTATCTGCAGGAGATCCAAGGTCCACATCTCTGTAGAAACCATTCACTTGTTGTTTTCTTAAATCATTCTCTTTGGTTTTGATCACATGGATCACGGCCGTTGCATCTTCTAAAGATGTTGCAGAATAAGGTACAACCAAATCTTCTGCAGGTACAAATTTAGAAACTGCTCTGCCTAAAAGATCATCATAATAAATTTTCTTAAAGGCAGATCCAGCAAGAGGTAGATAAAATAACAATTGATCGAATTCAGGTTCGTATTCCTTCATCTGATCCATCAACTGCCAATTCATAAAATCTTTTACTCTAGTTGATTGCATTTCTTTTTCAGGAGATGGTGCACCCATAATTTGAGTTCTAATCGGTCCATCAGCTGGTAATAATTCTTTGTAAGCTAACGCTTGAAACTGTGTGACTGCTTCAGCTAGAACTGGGTGAGTTGCACCTGCAGCTCCATTGAAAGGTTCTGTTCTATCTTCATATTTAAATCCTAAAAGATCTAATCCAGTTATGTAACTGTGTTCCCATTCTTTACGAGACTCTTTGTAGTCCATGTAGTTTTGATTTAATTCTGAACCTAGAGGACCTAATATTTCCTCTGGTAATAACTCGGCTAAATTGTCAAAGTGGTTTTCACTTTGTGCTTGGTTAAATGCTCCAGGTTCAAAATCAATCTCTACACCGCCATCTTCAGTGGGAGTAATTTCTGCGTCACCAGGGTTTGGTAATGATTCGGTAATTTCTTCTTGGACCTCAACTTGCTCTTCGGGCCCTGCTATTTCAACCGTTTTTTTTACTTCGGTTAATGCTTTGTCTATGTCTGCCATTTATTTTCTCCAATTTATCTTGTTTATATGCTTTTGATTCATTAATCAAGCCTTGAGGATCAGGGCCACTTAATGGTGGGATTTGATCTCTTTTTACATGAGGCATGTTTTTAGTAAGGGTTGGGTTTTTATACTTACTAGGATGTTTAAATACGAACGTCATTACCAGTAAAATTTCTTTTTTCTTTTGGGTTGCTGCTCTTCTTGATAATCTTCAGGATGATCTATAAATCCGCCTTGTCTGTATCTTAACAGAGCCTGTGTTGTACTGTCAACTAAATCGTCATGATCGCCATAAGGAAACGCTGCACACTCTTCAACAAGCTCTTGTGCAAACTCTTGATCGAGAGGCGCCCAAATTTGTCCGGCTTCAAATAATGGAGATACGGCATTGACTCTTGCAATTTTATCTTGACCTTTACTTGGTGTAAAATTCATAGCAGGAATTCCCATCTGTCTAAGTTCATACATCAAAGGTAGTCCTGATGCTTTTGCTTCAATAATAACTGTCTCAGGATTCCAATATTTATATTGCTCTAAAGCAACACGACGAAGTTCTGGAAACTCTAAACGTTCCTTATAAGAATCTAATAATATTAATTGACGAGGCGAGTCTTCGTTTGGACGAAAAACTCCCCAGGTAGTAATAGCAGAGTAGTCAGCTGTTTCTTTTTTAAGGTACGCTGTATCATAACTTTGAATGGTATGTTCGATGTGAGGCATATGTTTAGACTCCCAATTTTTCCACCACTCACGTTTGATGAGAGCTCCTTCTTCTGAAGTTGGGTTTTGCATGTACTGCGCGTTCCACTTTGCAACACCAGCGGATGCTTTAACAGATTCGAGGTCCTCGAGCTTCCAATATTCAGGCCAGACTGGTTCTCCACTTGGAAGGATTGCAGGAAACTCTACCACTTCCCATTGATCCGCGTTCTCGTTTTTTTGTGCGTTCAATAATCTTTGTGTTAAATCTTTCGTAGACCATCTTGTCATGACGACAACAATACGACCTCCTGGTTGAAGACGCTGCCTTGGTCCTGAAGTATACCACTCCCATGCATTATCAAATGCCGAAGGTGAGTTTACATCTTGCTCTGAATGTGGATCATCGATGATGAGTAGATCAGCACCTCTACCGGTTACCGCACCTTGGACACCAACAGCAAAATATTCACCACCGTCCGATGTATTCCAACGTCCTGCAGCTTTACTGTCTTCTTGGAGTCTTGTATTAAAAATTTGTTGATACTCTTCTGAGTCAATTAAATGTTTTGCTTTACGACCAAAGTTTACTGCAAGCTCCGCTGTGTGAGTTGCTTGAATAATTTTTAATTTAGGATTCTGCCCGATCATAAAAGCAGGGAGAAAGAACGACGCGAATTCAGATTTAGTATGTCTAGGTGGCATGTTTATAATTAGACGGGTCAATTCTCCAGTTGCCAATCTATTAAATTTGTCTGCTATGGTTTGATGATGGGACCCCTCTATAAAATCTGGCCACATTTTTTTTACAAAAGATAAAAAATTAGTTTTAACTTGCTTAAGTTCTTTTCTTTGATGCCGTTGTATAATCTGTATCTTGAGCTTCCTTCGCTCAATAGGATCTTCTATTTTATTAATATCTTCAACAGTTAGCATACATTTAAATATGGGTGGTAAACTATTATACACGATTAACAATGCAAATCAAACTATATAGGGTAGGTCTGGGACCCCTATAATTTTAAGGGGTATTCGCGTAAACATAAAAAGTTTGAATTCTGATATAGTTCCTTTAGGGTCCCCTCTTAGGGTGGGTCCCGCCCACATGCTCTTCTCTATGAGCTATGCAGTTTCTGCATAGGATAATGTAGGATAGGCCATGCAAAAACTGCATGGCCATTCTTCCTTAACGAAGCTATTGTGTTTTCTTAATCTTTCTCTCTACCCTTTCTTCCAAGTTAGATAATTGATTTACCATGAACCGATGTCGAGTATTTAAATTTTTAATACCTCGGTTCGTGATTTCTATTTTCAAACCAATGTGATCTTGAAGCATCATTGTTATGCTCGTGTCACTTGGATCAGAAATAAAGTAAGGCTTACCCGAAGTCATATCTAAAAATCTTATTCTAAATAAAATTTCTGGAATATTCTTTTTAGTGATTTCACTGATACCAGTTGTCATCAACATCCAACCTAAAGTATCCGCTTGAGATTTATGAACATTACTAAAAAGATCTTTATTGTAATTCTTCATCGTGTTGTAGTGTACTATTAGCATTGTATTCCTTTCGTTAAGTTAATAAGCGAGTATCGCATAATCTCCTATATACGTCAACCCACTAAATAAATTAATTTGGCACTTTAGTGCCTGTGGATAACTTTGGCACAAGATGTAGTGCTGCCTTTTTTCTTTTTTTAGGGTGGGCCCCGCCCACATGCTCTTCTCTATTTTTTCTAGTGTGGCGCGAGTGTGTTAATCTCGCGCCACAATTTAAGTTAGAATAATTTTAATTGCTTATCCTCACTTTCTTTTTTTGCTTCCATAAATGCTTTATGTAATTGTTCATTCAAAAATAATTTACGATCTATTTCACGCAATTTTATTTCTGAATATAGGAACAAGCAAAAACCACCTATGATCAAGGCCATGCCCGAATATAATAATATCTCAATCATATTATTTACTCGGTAATGCTAACAGTGAATTAGGTAAATCTAATTGTATGTTAGCGGTTGCCATTTCTTTTTGCAACTCAACCAATGTTGGTTGAATGTGGCTACCTGTATAAAGTATATTCAAACACTTTTTCTTTTTATTC